TTTATCACAGGTGCGCAATATGTTGTCGATGGGGGCATGACCACCTGATCTGTTTTCGAAACTTTCGGACAATTCGGGGCGTATCGCCCTGTCCTGGAGTGAGCGAAAGCATCAGCGCCACCCAGAAGCGCTCCTTGAGAGCCTGACCCTATGAGGTGGGACGCGACCGGCAAGTAGGTTAACAGGCCGCCTTCATTGGCAAGGCAATACTGACAATGTTGCCAGTGAGGGCGTCAATCGAGCGCGCAGTTTGAAATGCCAGTGCCATAGCTACAGCAGGTCGTAAATATAAATTGGGTCACGCCAAATCCTTCAATAAAATCAAAGATCTTTGGCTCCGGCGGTAGGGATCGAACCTACGACCAATTGATTAACAGTCTAATTTCTTTGGGTATCAGCGCCTAACGATGTAAAACTATCTCACACCTCAATGTCCTGAATTTCAATACTTATTGACTAACCATTCCCTCATCGCCTAACACTGGGTAACGGCGTCAATCGCGCCAATCCGTTACCCCTGTGTTACCCCGAGGGACCAATTGACTATGGCAAGAGCGTTGACGGTGAAGGCGGTAGAGGCGATGAAAGCCGACCCCGCAAAGCGGCAGGAGGTGCCAGACCCGGCGCTTTCCGGCCTTTATCTGGTGGTGCAGCCCAGCGGTGCAAAATCCTGGGCGTTGCGGTATCGCTTCGCCGGAAAGCCGAAGAAGCTGACGCTGGGTCGCTGGCCCCTTATGGGCGTTGCCGACGCCCGCACTGCCGCAAGCGATGCGATTGATACCGTCGAGCATGGCAATGACCCAAGCGCCGCGAAAAAGCGCACCAAGGCCGCGCGTCTGGATGCGCAATTATCCGACCGCGACAAGATCAAGACGTTGATCGGGCAATACGCCAAGCGGCATCTGGCCAGCCTCAAGAGCGGTGCGACCGTGAAGCGCGAATTAGAGCGCCACGTGGTCAGCGAATGGGGCGAGCGCGACATTCACGAGATAGCCAAGCGAGACGTGATCGACCTGCTGGACGGAATTGCGGACAGCGGGCGGGTGGTGACTGCCAACCGGGTGCGCGCATATCTGAGCAAGTTTCTGAATTGGTGTGTCGAACGCGATATAATCGACCTCTCCCCTGCAACCGGGGTGAAGCCTGTGGCGAAGGAGGCCAGCCGCGACCGGGTTTTTACCGACGCAGAATTGCGCTGGTTCTGGCAGGCGTGTGAGGAAGTAGGACAGCCGTGGGGGCCTTTGGGCAAGACGCTGCTGCTGACTGGCCAGCGATTATCCGAGGTCACGGGAATGACCGATGCGGAGATCACAGGCGATACATGGCACCTCCCTGCCCTACGTACCAAAAATGGCCGCGCCCATGATGTGCCGCTATCTCCGGCCGTCCGTGACGTTCTCACCAGCATGGAGCGGATCGACGGCAAGGCGGGCCTTTACCATACGACGAACGGCGTCAGCCCTCTTTCCGGGTTCCACAAGGGTAGAGGACACCTAGCCGCGCATATGGTTGCTATCGCATCGGAGGAAGCGGGCGAGCCTGTCGAGATACCCCACTGGACGTTTCACGATCTGCGCCGCACGGCTGCGACCGGTATGGCGCGGCTTGGCATCCCTGTTCGCGTGACCGAGGCGGTGCTGAACCACGTCAGCGGCACGGGTGGGGGAATAGTAGGTGTCTATCAGCGGCACGATTATGCAGATGAAAAACGGAAGGCGGTGGAGGCGTGGGCGCGATTTGTGGTCAATCTAGTGGACGGTACCGCGAATAACGTGGTGCGGATAGAGGGAGTGTAATTATGGTCTTTTCGACACTTGAAGGCCATGTTCAGTTCGGAGAACTGGTTTTGGAACGCATGCTGGCTTTCCCATATTCTGGACCTGATATTCCTTCCCACACGACAGAACACCTAAATTCCTCTGGCGTTCGCAGTTCACTGCTGGGTGTAGCTTTACCCAATGGCGAATTTGCCATGGCTGACAATCCAATGGCAGAATATGTAGCAGCATACTCGGCATGGGAGGTTGAAGCAGTTGGCTCTCTGATTGCAGTTATTAAATCGCATGACGCATCTGTAGTGCTTGTTACAGATAATATAGATACTCCGCCGAGGAATATCTCATTAAGAGCGCTCAATCATGTTCCTGCCAGCCGACTAAAATTTGGCATTTTTGACACCCTCGATTATCGGTTGGAGCCTTTGCAGGCGTTCGACAAAGCTGCCATTATGGTTTCTCAAGACATCGCTACGGCATATCGAAAAACTTTCCTGACATACACGTCTAGCCAAAATGGTGGACGCCCCCCTCATCCGGCAAAGCAATGGTATGAAGCGCGTAACTGTGATCGGCGTGGAATGACTATAAAAGAATTGCAGCGAGCAATGCCTGCTGACGACAAAGGGGAACCACCTTCTGAGTCTGCAATCCGCTCATGGGAAAAAACTTTTCAGCAGAAACCACCCGCAGAAACCTAAAAGCAAGTTTCTGCGGTTTCTGCAGGGAGTACTTACCTACTAAACGCTGATTATTGGGAGCCACCAACGTAAAACGAGGTGGCACTATGAACTCCCGAACCCACGACCACGTTCTCAATGAAAACAAGCGCGTCCCAATCGCCCGCGTCCGCGAACTCTGCGGCGGCGTATCCGAAATGTCGGTGCATCGCTGGTTGCGCGAGCCGACGCTCAATTTCCCCACCCCCATCTATATCAGTCAGCGGCGCTATTGGCGCGAAGCTGACGTGATCGCATGGCTCGATGCGCGCCAAGCGGATGCAGAACAGATGCGTCGTGAAGCCAACGCCATGATCGCCCATGCGGACGCTCTGGAAGCTGAGGGGATGAACCAATGATCCCCCAGAACCAGCGCCTGAATCACGAGCATACCGACGACCTGATCAACGATCTGGATTGCCTTCTGGTCGCCCTTGATCTGCTGAGGGACAGCATCACCGACGCAACGCCAAGTCGCGAGGCAAATGCGGTGGGCGGTCTGCTGAATATGACATTGGCGAAGTTTTCCGAGATCGAAAAAGCCCGCGCGATGGAGTGGGTCGGCATTGGAGGCTTCTCAGGCATTCCGACCGAAAGCGAAGTTGCGCAGGCCCGTAGACAGGAGGGCGGCGCATGAACTGGCTGGCGCATACCTCTATTGACGAGCTGATGCAGCTCAAGCCCAAAGGCTTCTTTCGGATCGCAACCGAGGATGACCTTCTCGTCTGCACCGTCTGCCGTCCGGGTGAGCCGGTCCACCGACTTCTTTGCGCATCCCCTGGCCATGCGAACCAGATGCGCATGTCCCTCTCCGACGAAGGACTGTGCGGCTTTATCGAGGGGGCACTCTGATGGTCGGGCAAAAGAAAACCCCCGCTGCGGAGGCAACCGCAAGCGAGGGCAAATCCGAAGCCACCCAGCTTCCCGAGAACGATAGCACTGCACCACGCACCCGACAACAGCGATGGCGCAGGCGCAACCCGCGTTCGTATCTGGCACACATCACTGTCCGCAATGCTCTGCGCCTTGGGGTGCTGACGTCCGCGCCGTGTGAGGTCTGCGGCTCTAACGAGTCCGAGGCCCATCATCCCGACTATGACCGTCCGCTAGACGTGGTGTGGCTCTGCCGCGCTCACCATCGCGCACGTCACCGGGACACCTGACAGCACCACGCCCCTGCACCTTGGGCGAGGTGTGGGGGCGTCCCTCCATCGGAGCAGACCGGACCATGAGCCGGGCATATCCCTATAGCCGTCCTAGCTTTTGACCGTTGGGCAAATCCAATGGGCTTATGACGATCCGGGGGCATCACCCACCCCGAGCGGAACCGGCTCCTTCTAGGCCGCTCAGAGACGCGACAACTACAACCCACCGGCAGGGGCCTATGCCCTGTTCATGGCGACATGATCCGACCGGGGACTGCAAAGCGGGAGAGCCGTGGAGCAGGGCAGGTGTAAAGCCTGCGGGGAAGCGGCTGGCCCCCGATACAGGGCATCGCGTGGAAACGGATCGAGGCAGCGAAGGGCCTTCCTCTGCATGCGGGGGGAAGGAGCGGGTGGGGGTAGTGTGTCTTGAATTTATGAGGTATTATGTTACCACATAAGGATAACCATTGCGGGCTGACTGCGGATGATCGACCGAACGAACCATGAACTACTTGATCTGGTCCCAATGCCCCTTTTTCGGAAAGGCCGGGAATGCGCAGGTGGGAGGCTTCATTCCACACACATTCCGGGGGGGCGGGCATGAAGCAGGCAACCCTGGTTAAACGGTTCTGTAAATCTCTGACGGTTCCCACGGGGCGACTGGCAGGCAATCAAATACGGCTGGCCCCGTATCAGAACAGGTTCATCGACGGGGCGTTCGCTGACGGGATTAACGTGGGAATTTTGAGCGTCGGCAGGGGCAACGGGAAAAGTGCCATATCTGCGATGCTCTGTGCTGGCGAATTGGTGGGTGCATGGTCTGACGCGGCGGAGCGCGAGGTGATCATCGCGGCGCGCACACAGGAACAGGCCCGCATTGCGTGGAACTACTGCGCCAGCTTCATCGGAACCTTGCGCGAGGAAATGCAGGAGCGCATCACCATCCGGCGACAACCCCGGTTTGAAATTCAGTACGACGATCACAACGGCCCGCATCTGATCAAGGCAATCTCTGCTGACGGCAAATCTGCACTTGGGTCCAGCCCGACACTGGCAGTGCTGGACGAACGAGGCCACTGGCCAGTTGCTCAGGGTGACGAACTTGAGGCGGCACTGCTAACCGGCCTGTCCAAACGCGACGGCAAGGCGCTGATCATCAGCACGTCTGCCAGCAATGACATGCACCCATTCAGTCTGTGGCTGGATCGGGATGCACCGGGCGTCTATCGACAGGAGCATCGCCCCACGCCAAATCTGCCCGTGGACGACGCTGACAGTCTGGTGATTGCGAACCCCGGTTCAAAGTACGGTATCGGCCCCAGCATGAAGCGACTGCAAGAGGATGCGGCGCTCGCACTTGCGCGGGGTGGTTCCGCTCTGTCGCGGTTCCGCCTGCTGTCGCGGAATGAGCGGGTCGCAGAAGATAACCGCGATGCACTGCTAGACCTCAACGAGTGGCTTTCCTGCGAAACGGACGATCTGCCAGCCCGCGAAGGTCCGGTAGTTATAGGGCTGGATCAAGGGCAGTCGGCATCTATGAGCGCCGTCTCGTATCTTTGGCCGGATACCGGACGACTTGAGGCATGGGGTGCGTTCGGGACCGTCCCGACACTTGAGGCGCGCGGCCAGGCCGATGCTGTCGGTGATCTTTACACACAAATGCACAAGCGTGGCGAGTTGGCGCTGATGGGGCAAAAGACAGTGCCAATGCCGCAATGGCTTCGCCGTGTTCTAGGGCATGTCGAGGGTGAGCAAATCGCTGCAATCGTCGCAGACAGGTTCAAGCAATCTGAGATTGGGGACGCTCTCGCAGAGATCGGCAATCGCGCGCCGGTGATCTGGCGCGGCATGGGTTTCAAGGATGGCTCTGAGGATGTCGAGCGGTTCCGGCGCTACGTATTCGACGGCAAGCTGCATGTCTCTGAAAGCCTGTTGCTGCGTCACGCGATTGGAGAAGCGGCGGTATTCATCGACCCGGCGGGCAATTCCAAAATTGTTAAGGGCCGGTCCATGGGCCGGATCGACGCTGCGTGTGCGTCGGTGCTGGCAGTGGCGGAAAGCGCCCGGATCATAGGCAGGCCAGCACACAAAGGGGGACGCATCGCATGGGGATGACAGACACGGCCACACGGCTGATCAAGCGTTTCGGTCAGACTGCTACGCTTCTGAAAGATGGTGAAATCACAGGGCCTGAGAATAATCCGACTTACGGGCCTGATGTGGAGCACGAGGTCACGGTCGCCGTCACGGAATACACGCTTGAGCAAAGGGCAAATTCAGGCATCGCTGACACTGACCTGCTGGTGTTCATAACGGCGGGCGTCGAGCCGACGACCGTTGACCGGCTCACTATTGGCGACACGCAATTTCACATCCAGCGCGTCGGCACCCTTGGGCCTGACGGCATAGTGATCTGCTATGAATTACAGGTCCGCCGATGAGCAAGCGCCAAGAATACAAGCGGCACTCTGCCAAGGTCACGCGCGGCCCCCGCTGGAAGGCACTGCGAATGCAGGCGCTGGAACGAGACGGCTGGCAATGTGTCCAGTGCGGAACCCGTCACCGGCTGGAATGCGATCATATTGAGCCGGTTCGTGATCGCCCGGAGTTGGCCTTCACACTGTCCAATTTGCAGATGCTTTGCGGAGCCTGCCACGCCCGAAAAACGAGATTGGAGGTTGGGCACAAGCCTCTGACCCCAAAGCGCCAGCAATGGCGCGATCTGCTGCGCGAAATGCAGCGCAACCCTGTCGAGCAAATAGGAGAACCAAATGCTTGATTCCCTGAAGATCACCCGGCGTCAGTCGGAAATTCGTCAGCAACTCGCTGGCATCGTCGGGAAAGAGTCCCCTTCGGAGGATGAAACCCGGTCCATGGAAACGCTGGACGCGGAGTATCGGACGAACGAAACCCGGTTCCGGGCCGCGCTGGTCGCGGAGGATACGGAGCGCCGCGAAGCCGGGGCAGAACTTGAAACCCGCTCAGAAAAGGAGTGGAACGATCTGGTGTCCAGCTTCGAGCTGCGCCAAGTCGCGCTGAATCTTGACGAGGGCCGCGCCCTGTCTGGACAGACTGCGGAAATCGTCACAGAATTGCGCAGTCAGGGCGGGTTCCGGGGCGTTCCTGTTCCATATGCTGCACTGGAAACGCGCGCTGGTGAGACGGTTTCGAGCGGCACCCCTGACCCGATTGCAACCCGGCCTCTGATCGAACGTCTGTTCCCCGCATCCGTCGCGGCGCAGATGGGTGTGCAGATGATCAACATCGGCACCGGGGCGCAGGAAACGCCAGTCACGACCTCGGCAATCTCGGCAGGGTGGCAAGCGACGGAAACCGGCAACGTTCCAGGACCGTCCGCATATACCACGCTGGACCGTCCGTTGAAGCCGGATCACACGCTTGGCATTCAGATGCGCATCACGCGCAAGACGCTGCTGCAATCGGGTGCTGCACTCGAACAGGCGATCCGCCGCGATATGAACGGCGCGATGGCGCAGGAAATGGATCGGGCGATCTTCAACGGGTCCGGGTCCAGCGGCGAGCCGACCGGCATCTTCACCGGCGCAAGCGCGTGGGGCATTGAGGAAACGGACCTGAGCGCGGCGGCAACGTGGGCGGCTATCCGGGCGGAGGTGGTGGCCTTCATGACCGCCAACGCGGCAACCGGCCCCGGCGCGGTGCGACTGCTGATCCGCCCCGAGGTCTGGGACACGATGGACGGCACCTATATCGCCAGCACCGCCGTCACCGAATGGGACCGCCTGAAAGCGGCTGTCGGCACGGTGGCAATGTCGCACAACGCCCTGCCTGCCCCGGCGGGTGATCCTGCGCAAAGCAAGGCGCTGCTGACGACCTCGGCGGGCGGTGTTGCGCCGGTGTTCGTCGGGCTTTGGGGGGCAGTCGATCTTATCCGCGACCCCTACAGTGACGCGCAATCCGGTGGTCTGCGCCTGACGGCTCTGTCCACGATGGACACGACTATCAGCCGCGCGGTGCAGACCCGCGTTCTGACGGGCATTCAGTAATGCTTTGGGGCGGTCACAGTGGCGGGCTGGAACTCCGCAAGCGGGCATCCGGCGCAATCGCGCTACAAGGCCGCTTCCCCTATAACTCTCGTGCGGTCCTCAGTGATGGGGGCCGCACCGGCAGACCGCGCAAGGAGGTGATCGCGCCGCGCGCGTTTTCCTACCGCGTGGATCGGCCCGAGGACGACATTCACTTTCTGGCAGGGCATTCTTTCGATAAGCCGTTGGCGTCACGATCTGCTGGAACGCTGGACCTTGTAGACAGCGACGATGCTCTGACCTTCACCGCGACAATCACTCCTGAAATGCAGGAAGTGAGCTATGTGCGCGATACTCTTGCTGGCATCGCGGCGGGTCTAACATTGGGCATATCGCCGGGGTTCCGCTTGCCACCCAAGCGGGCGGTGCCTGAACCTGAAATGATTGAGGATGAAGGCCACGACCCTGAGAACGGGGCGCATAACGCAATCATTCGCACGGTATTGCAGGCGCTTCTTTACGAAATCAGCGTGGTCACAAAACCAGCCTATCCCGAGGCACAGGTAGAAGCGCGCAATTGGTCCCCACCGGCGCAGGCCCGCGTGTTTCTCCAAAGCCACCACTCCGCACGATGGAGGGCCTGAGCTTGTTTGATCTGCTGAAACAATACGAGGCGGTTCCGGTCGCATATCCCGATGCACCGACTAGGCTGTCGGATGATGCTGCGGCGCTAGATGCGAGCATGATCTGGGCAAGGATAGAATCCTACATCGCGCATCGGTTCACGCCCCGCGAAGTGGTCTGGATTGTCGAGGGTGAAGGAGACTGGTGCCCGAACCTCGGACCTCTTGAGATCACTGCGGAGGAAGTCTGGCAAGACGATGCGTGGCAGGCTGCGTCTGTGTTCGCATCACCATACGGCGGCTATCGCATGACAGCGCATGGCGTCTATCGCTTCACCGGCACTGTCGGCGGGGGTGGTGGCGATGTGCCTGCGCCTGTCTCTGAGGCGTTCCGCCGTCTTGCGGAATACTTGGCAGACGATCCGGGAACGGCGGGTGCGTCCAGCACATCCGTGGCGATTGGACCTATCCAAGAAGAACTTGAGCGAAACCCGAATTGGGTAGCGCGAGCAATGCAACATTCCGGCGCGGCTGATCTGCTCCGCACTTATCGGAGGGTGTGACTATGTGGCCATTCAAGCGAAAAGATAGTGACGTAGAAACCCGGTCCAGCGGCACAGGGTACACCACGCAAGTGATGCAGGCGCGGGCCGATTATATTTCAGGCATCGACGGTGTGGCGGAACTGACCGGCACAGTGCAGGGCTGCATTAGCCTATGGGAAGGCGGGTTGAGCCTGTCAGATGTGGTTGGCACCGACCTGCTGACCCCGGCCATACTTGCGCTTGCCGGTCGCGCTCTGGCGCTGCGTGGCGAGGCGGTGTTCGTGATCCGGGATGATGGCCTGTTGCCATGTTCCGACTGGGATCTGACGACCCGCTATTCTAAGCCTACGGCGTACCGCGTTGGCATCCCTGACACTGGCGGGGGCACGACCGAAACTGCGCTGGCAGGGGAGGTTCTGCACCTGCGCATTGGGTCCGATATGACCATGCCATACGTGGGGCAGTCTCCCTTGCGCCGCGCTCGTTTAACGGCGGGCCTGCTTCATACGCTGGAATCGGCGTTGTCGGAGGTCTATGCGAACGCCCCGCTTGGATCATCGGTAATTCCATTCCCCGAGGCCCCGGAAACCGACATGGGCGAACTGGCGCGCGGGTTCCGAGGAATGCGCGGCAAGGTGCTGGTGCGTGAAAGCGTCAACGTCACGGCAGCTGGCGGGCCTGCCCCTCAGACTGACCTCAAACCTTCGGACGTAACGCCCGACATGAGCAAGGCCATGACCAAGGAATCGCTCGCATCGGCCCGGTCCAGTATCGAGATGGTGTTCGGCGTTCTGCCCGGTTTAAGTAACCCGAGTACAACCGGCCCGATGGTGAGAGAGGCGCAGCGCCACCTTGCCCAATGGGGCCTGATGCCTATCGCGGGAATGATCGCTCAAGAGGCCACCGAAAAGTTGGGCGGCAAAGTTACCCTGGACGTTATGCGACCGCTGCAAGCCTTCGACGCCGGGGGCCGCGCGCGGGCGCTTGGCGCGATTGTGCAGACCTTGGCAATGGCGAAGGAGGCGGGCGTCAATCCGGCTGAGGCTCTGAAACTCGTGGATTGGGAGAGCGGTGGCGCTGACGTGCAATGACCTGCGCACCTTCCAACGCCGACTTCAAGGCCGACCGTCTAAGGGTTCGTCAGCGACGTGAGGCGCGGCGCGGTAGGCTTGATAGCGCACGCTTCGATAGAATCGCGGGTGAGATTGCCAGAGTTTCGCGCCTTGCTTTTGAGGCTGGTGACATAGGTTCGCTATTCGGCCTTGAAGGGCCGCTGCGCAGCACCGTCCGCGCCGATCTATGCCTTGCAGGCTGGACGTGGACTGATGCTGACGCCATGGCACGGCAACTCCTAGACGAAGCGTTCCGACGCGCGCGCGCCGTGCGTCCGAACTGGTATGAAGGTCAACCGGAATGGACGATCCGCGAGGGTCTGCTGATTGAGAGAACAAGATGCGTAAAATGCGGAAAACCACTGCCAGAGGGACACAAAAAGTATTGCAGCCACCTCTGCGCATTCGCACACAGAAAGCGAATGGAGACGATAAGGAAGGGCAGCGAAGAGACGGCGATAAGGATCGCGACCCGCTTGATATGAGAGCATTGTGTCATGTCTGTGGTGAAGATATGTGGCCCTGCCGACCGACCAAGATGTTCTGCTCGACAAGGTGTCAGAGAATAGACAGACGCGATACCGAACGTGTTGCGCTCAGAGAGCAGTTGGCTGCGCGCTGTTGTGTGACCTGCGGGGGGCCATTCGACCCGACACGTCTGCGGTCGAGGAAATATTGCTCCCGAGAATGCGTCCCGCCGAGCTATTATGTCGGCACCAGAATGTGTGGCTATTGCGGGGGCGCGTTTCGGGCGCGGAATAAAAATCAGAAGGCTTGCAGCTTGTCATGCGGCCAAAAGATGCGACGAACGATGTAGGGCGGGAATACTGCATCTGAAACCCTCATATTCCCGTCGAGAATATGAGCGCCTTGCTGCGTATGCGGCTGGCAGATGCTTATGACGCTGCTCAGGAATCTGGCGAGGTTGCGACTGGGAATAGGGCGCATGATTTTGGCGTTGGAGGCGGCAACGCCAAACCTACCGCTGCTGACCTTGGAATCCGGCGCGACGAAATCCACCAAGCCCGCAAGATGCGCGATGTGTTACCCCAGACGTTACCCCGGAACCCGAAAGAAGAAACGCCCCTTGCGGGGCGCTCTTATAAACTTCTGATTTCGTTGAGAGATTTGGCTCCGGCGGTAGGGATCGAACCTACGACCAATTGATTAACAGTCAACTGCTCTACCGCTGAGCTACGCCGGACCATGTCTTTCGACTTGGCGGGGT